GACGTGAGGCTTCGACTGTTTCGGCAGTTGGAGTCTCAGTTACTACGGCTTCGGGAGCTTGAGTTTCCACGATTGCCTCACTTTCGTTTGTTGGTGTTGGGTCTGTTGGTGTTTGATCTGCTTCGCCTTCGCTTGCAGCAACTTTGGTAACGACTGCATCCGAGAACGCAGGGGATTCGACTAGGGAAACTTCTTTCATAACTGCCTCCTGCACGTAGAGAGTGCCATCCTTTGATGGTTTTGATGAAATAACTTCTACTCCGATTGAGAGAGAAGCGATAAGTCCTTCACTGGCTCTAATAAGAAAATCTTGACCAGTGGCAGATGATGAGATCTTGAACGCGCCAGTTATCTGATTATCAGTAGTTTGGAATGACTGGGCGCGTCCAATCGGGTTAGTCGAATCGTGATTCGCTAATAGTTTTACATTCTTTGTATCGGGAATCTTGATTGATCCTGACTCAAAAATTACAGGGCCGACTGACGTATAACCGACTTTGTTAAACGGTACAACTATGCCAGCGATAACGCGGCGTTCAACATCTGCCGCCTCGATCTCGCTACTAAAATTAAGACGCATCTACTTCTCCGCTTCCTTCGGGTGTGAGATCTTCCATTTCCTTCGCTTGATCAAGTGAAATGAGACCAAGTTCGAGCAGTTGAGCAGTAACTTGCAAGCGTGTAAGTGGATCAACACGCAAGAAAGTTTCATCGATTGAAAAGCGAACTTCTTGTCCTCTGGGTGTTAAATCATCCATCGATAGACGGCAGGCGATAGCATCAATAAATGGCATCAAGGTATAGGCTGCAAATTCTTTGCGTTGATCAAGAACATTTTGATAAGTCGATGAACGCAACTGCTCAGCATCGATCATCGTTGCAGGTACATTGCAAGCGCGAGCTAATTCCAAAGCTAAAAAGGCTTTTCCTTCGTTATACATCATGTCTTTCGGAGAAAACCCAAGATTTTCCGCTGTCAACGTGCTAGTGAGATACGCACTTGATTTCGACAAACGAGCGGCTTTCCAAGCTGCAAGAATTCCCTGCACTTGTGCATCAGGTAGATCCGCACCAGTATTTTTAATAACGGTAGTTGCCATAGGAGTTTGTGCAGATATAGCAGCGGCTTTTTCAAGATCAATAGCAGCGCGGATAGTTACAGGGTTTCGCAATAACAAACCTTGATCAAGCGCTTGGAATGTAATAAGTGATCCAACGCCATCGTCAGGGATACGAACATTGTTAATCATGTAATAATCGACCGCAGTGTTATTCGCGTTGTATTTGACTGTTACACGATCGTTTTGCACCCATGAAAAACGAGCAGGGCGATTATCATCTTTGTAAACTTCTTCAACGCGCCAGTAAGCAACTCCATAGTAAAAAAGTGAATCAACAGTCCACGCAATGGTTACTTCACGCGGTTGTCTTTTATCTGGTTGTTCAATCCACGGCATTGATACAAGTTCTTCGCCTGTTGTTTTTGAGTAAAGTTCAAGAGGAATAGTGGCAATAGTGCCAGCAATAAGATTTCTACACCGTGCAATAGCTGGTACACCAACAGCATCCTGACGGAGGAGACTGTTGGCGTAGTTGTTATATCCACCATAAGATCCAGCGCCCCAATATGTTCCAAAAGGTGCATCCATAACAGGAGGATTTAGTTGTGCTGAAATGCGGGCAGCCTCGATCGTTGGCTTAGATCTCAAGCCAAGTGTCTCTAGTAGTCCCATGAGCGAAAAGTCTCATGAGTCAAGCACCTAAACGGCGTTTCGCCTTAAATGTCGCGCTAGTTTATCCAGCCACAATTTGAGGCACTGAAAGAGGCTTGAGCAGCTCATGAACGATCATGGCCGCCCCGATAGCGGCTGAAATGTCTCCGCCCGAAGCTCTTTTAACGATTCGCCAGCCACTATCCGAAGTTTTAGCCGCAACATTGTTCATCTGTGAAATGAACTCATCTTGCCCATTATGCACAACCCGATCGTTCACTAAAGCGTCGAGAAAATCAGCGCAAGCTGTGTAAAACTGATTTCCCGAGATGTCGATGCAATTTTGACCCGCATTATTGAGGCGATCAGCGATCGAAGCGGTGGCGTACTTGTCGTAGCAGATTTGTCGTGGATTGAAATGATCTGCCCATTTCTTGATCCCTGCGGCGACCTTAACATCGTCCACCGACAGTTGACTCGACCACATCTCCAAGATACCTAACCCAATCTTGCCATTTGGCATTATCTGACCCGCCACTAACGAGGCGTTTTTGCGACTAGGGGATACGTCAAAGCCAAAGACGGTGTACACGCCCTGAGAGAGCTTGAGAGTCTTATCTGAGGTGGCTTCAAGAATCCCATAAGGCCACGGAGATTGCAATGAGTCAATCCACTGGCATAACAGCTCAGTCTTTGTCGCTTCAATCGATGAAGTCGAGACCGCCTCCTCAAGTGCCTCTTTTGAAATGGTGTAACCCAGTGCTGGATTGGCCAAAGCTACGTTTCGCCAGAACTTTTCGGAAAAGTCGATCTTTGTATAAGGATTGGCCGAATATTCGTAAAACCCAAAGCTCTTAGGTGGATCGCCCAAAGCGCTCTCACGCATAGCGTTCAACACCGAGCTGAAAATATCGCCAGCATTGGATGTAAAGAGCGCCTGAGAATTAGGCCGCGCTCGAGTAGTCGGAGTGGCAGCTCTAAAGGCATCTTCTTGGATTTCACGCAATTCATCGATGTACAAGAAGTCAGCTGTACGCCCACGTGAGCCGTCTCGAGTAGCTGCTACCACGTCTAATCGATGTCCATTTTTAAGCTCGATCGATTCTGAGCCGTTGGCGAATCGAATAGTGCGCGTTTTTTCCATGAGAAAAGGATTGGCCTCAACGATATAAGCGATTTCTCTAAAGGTAGTCAGCGCCATCGCTCGGTTTTGAGCCATCATGAGGACATTCTTGGAATCAAAGCAATAAAGATGGGCAAGAATCAACATTCTGGCCAAATGAGTTTTGCCTGACTGTCGAGCTACAAGTAACAAGCTTGAACGCCTAATCCAAATGCCATTTTCATCAACCGATAACAGATCACGGCAGACCCACTCTTGCCACGGCAAAAGCGGCATCCCAATCTTCTCTGCAAGCTCGATAACCTCATCCGCTCGGGATTTTGTCTCAAGAAGTTTTGAAAAGAGACGTGGTTTCGTACTCCCCAGTAGGGGAGCGGTTTCTTTAAGTACCCCCCCTATTGATTTAGTCATTTGTTAGGTCGCAAATGGGTTGTTTCGGGGTGGAACTGAGCGTAAAACATGGGGAGATATGAGTCTGGCTTGCAGGGGGGGTAGAAGATTGTGTGAAAAAAAACGCATTCTTATCACCCTTAGAGCTGTTGCATGAGAGACAGCAAGCGACAAGATTATCTAAGTCATACGGTGCACCACCCTTAGCTAGTGAAATGATGTGATCGACCGTGTTAGCTTCACCATTTCCACAGTATGCACAGATGTATCCATCTCGAGCCAACACTGACAATCTGATCTTCTTCCATTGACCAGTGCCATAGTGCTCACGTTGCCTGACAGCCATCAGTACCATCCATATCTACTACTATGTTTAAGCGCATTACATTCGCTCTTATATCTGTTATGAATGTATAACAATGCCCAATCAATCTGTTGATAACCACTCATTGATATAAGGCTCTTACTCATGCCCTGCACTAACCCATAATGATTACCATTGACTGCCTTGTCGTTGTAATGGCTCTCACGTTGTATCAACTTATCAAAGCATAGGTACTGCTCATAGATGAATATGCGTTCGTGTGCATAGACACGATACGCATTTATCTGATTGGCACTCGATGAAGCTACAGCTGGATAGGCATAGGTCACGCCCAAAGACCCTGTCAGGATTAAGAGTAAGGCTCGAACTACCTGTTTTTTATTGAGAGCCTTCGAGTTTAGATTGAGTCTTTCATTTGAGGTACTAATTCCTGCTTGCCTCGTACGGTTCATCGTACGTACCGTGTCAAGCACATTTGCATAAGTGCTGGTCAGACGGCGTGGCGTTTTCATTCGTCATCAACTTTGATAAGTTGCACACCCATAACACCGCATCCAGAACATTGAACGCAGTAAGTATTGGGTGGTAGTTGATCAAACTCAGGAATTATGACGTGGCTCTTTTTCTTCTTACATACCCTGCAATCAAGCGTATAGCGCAGATCCATAGTTACTCCTTAGAAAGTCCTCCATAGGGCGCAAATCGGCCTGATTGACCCACCAATTACGCTCAGATTTACGGTACGTGCGCTCAGTACGAGCTACAGATATGGGTATCCAGCCGACCAACAGATATTTAGGGGAGCGGTCTGTAACCAAAATGGCTATATCCTCAAGGCGATCAGACTTATGCAAGATCAAATGACCATCACGCCAGCGCGTGTGCTTGATCTCGATACGAGACCCAACGTCAGCCTGCCTTTTGAACGTGCCATGAGTAGGGGCGAAGTCGGTAAGGTCAAAGTATTTAGCCACTGCAATCTCAGAGCCAACAGCTTCCGAGAGCTGAGCTATATATTCGTGGTAATTCAGCCCTTTGTCATAACGAGATGAATGATTCGCGGTAGAGGCCAGCTCCTTAGCCCTAAGAAATCCGACCTCATGCGCGGTTACTTCTTCCTCGTAACTCAATTTGACCTCGATCACGTCAGTACCGAGGCATCAGGATCTACCTTGCAGTGCTCACAAAACCATAACGCTCTCATTAAGGGTTCGAGATTTACTGGCACACCATTGAAAG